TTATTCGATGATGGGGGATAGGGTTGCCGCCAGATCTGCGGCCTTCTGGCTCTGGTTGCTGAATGCGGTGGCATTGGTTGGCCCTGGTCCACCGTGGTTGTGACTGGCGGCAGAGGCGGCCAGCTGCTCCACCACGTTCATCAGCTGTAGCAGCAGCCCGAAGATGTTCACCCCCTCGCTACCCATCCACGAACGGGGTGCCTCGAAGTGCTGGAGTTCTCCGGCCACACTGCGGCGCAGTTGCCCGATCACCTCCACCAGATCACCGGCTGCGGTGTGGCTCATGTTGCCCAGGCTCCCCGCCATCAAGTCATCTCCGGCCAGCAGTTCAATGGCCCCGAGCGCCTCGATGCGCTTCATCGCCCCGATCTGCTCCACGCTGTGTTGATGGGTGGTGAGGCGGTGCTGGCCGAACTCGCCCAGGTAGTCATCCGCCTCGCGGTGTATCAGCAGCGCCTTGTCATGCTGGCGGCGGTCGGTATGGCGGCTCTGGTTGCCTACGGTATCGGTGCGGCTGAACACCTCGGCCCGCAGCTGCTGGAGCTGCTCGCCCGGGGCGATGTCCGGCAGCGGCCAGCCGGTACCCAGCACGGTGCGAATGAATGGCCGGTCAGCGCGACCGAAGGCGAACCCCAGCTCCACTATGGTTCCCTCGATGGGGAATTGCATCATCCCCTGCTCGGGCCCGCCGAACATCACCGGCAGCGGCACGGCGCGATAGAGTGGGGCTGCCTTGTCCGGCTGGCCATCCTCGCCCAGCAGTTGCACGTCCACCGCATAGCGCGGGCGAAACGGATCATTGAGCTGGCCAGCGGCCGCGCTGTCGCTGATGGCTTCTACCCGCCCGAACTTGGGCAGGTGCATATTGTCGGCCAGCTCGGGGAACTCGCCCTCCATCTTGCGCCGCTCCGGCGACTTCACCGGTTTACCTGGTGTTGCCGTGGTGAGGGTCATCTCGTCACCCTTCAGGCGTACCCGTTCCACCCGCTTGCCGTTGACGAGTGCGCCCGGGCGCATGGCCGGGATCGGTGCGGTGGTGAGGGTGTTGCCCGCCTGGCGGCCAGAGAAAGCCGGATCCAGCTCCACTGGCTTATCCGCCCAACGGCTATGGGCATGACTGCCCACGAAAATGGCGCCATCCGGTTGCTGATGCCAGATGAAGTCCGGCACCGCAAAGGCGCGACCGGCGTTGTTGAGCAGCTGATAGCCGGTGCCGGCGCTGGTGAAGTTGGGGATCGGCCGATCGGTATAGTCGGCCCCATCCGGCAGCAAAAAGGTGAGTTGGGTCTGGTCGCTCAACCAGGCCAGCAGACCGCGCAGGGTGGCATGCTGAAGGCTGACCGGAAATGCACTCCCCAGTATCCCTGCCAGCTCTCGGCAAAGCAGCTTGCTGGCGCCATTGCTGGCGGGCTGCACGTCATAGACATATCCGGTAAACCAGCGGCGCAGCTCTCCGTTGTAGCCGAGATCCACGGTCAGGGTTTGCCCCTTCTTTGCGGCCCCCTCGATGGTGATGGCGGCACGACCTCCAGCGGAGATATCAAGCACGATATCGTGGTCGATGAGGTTGGCCGGTTGGCCGCCCAGAGTGAGATAGGTCGATAGTTTCACGCCATCACGTCTCCCAGTTTGTCATCAAGTCCCTTGATGGCCTGCTCCCATGAGCTCAGTTGCTCTTGCTCAGTGGCTGGTTTCCCATTGTTGCTGTCGGCAGGCTTGGCCGGTTTGGCATTCGCTGTGCTCTGGCCTACGGTGGCCGGTGCCTTTGGCATCCGCTGTTCCCGCTTCTCTGGCACCGAGTTGTGCTCGCGCAGGGTGAACTGCACTTGCCACGCCAGCAGACCCTCCTGCTCGCTGGCGGTGATGCGCCCGGCGAACTTGGCCTGACGCACCTTAACCGACTTGGCCAGCAGCGACCCGACCCGGTAGATATGGCGCTTGCCGCCATCGCCTTTAGCATCGGCCAGCTCAAACAAGCGTCCGAGGGTCTTCTCGTCATTGAATGGAACAAGGCCAGAGACATCGAGCTCCTTGGCCTTTTCCCCCTGCTCCGAACTACTGGTCGAGCTGGTTTGGCCGCTGCTGTCCTTGTCCTGAAACTGCATCGATACAGAGATCCGCATCGACTTCATCACAATCGGCTCACCGTCCAGGGTGAGCATGGCGGTTTGGCTCATCGGGTTAACTCCTGCCAGAAGGTGAGCGGGGAGGGGGAGAGCAGCAGGGCGCCGACCGTCACGCTGTGGCTATGGTCTGGCGGGCTGCTCTGGCCCAGTTGGGCGGCCAGGCTTGCAGCATCACCTTGTGCTTGCCAGTGCCACAGCTGGCCACTGATGGCCGTCAGCTTTCCCAGTGCCTGTTCGAGCTCGGTCAGTCTGGCAGAGCGTCGTTCTGCCAGGGTGGCCAGTTGGGCGATCGGGGTGGTGGCCCCCTGTGCCAGGCTCTCCAGCTGGGCGATCTCGCCCCCGAGCAGTGAGCGAGTCGAGCGCAGCGGATCCCATACCAGCGGCTCATCAGCCTTCCAGCGTGGCACCTTGGCGGCGGTGGGTTTGCTCATGGCATCGTTGCTGGCTGTGAGGCGGCGCAGAGCCGCGCACCACTCCGGCAGCGGCAGGATGGCGCAAAGCGGCGCCAACGCATCGGCCAGCGCGGTTTCGCTGTTACCGGTGACCAGCCAGGCGATGGCGTGCAGCTGGCCAGTCGGCAGCAAGGGATCGGCCCCGTCCTGCAACTTGGCGGCAAGGGTGGCCACCGCGTTGGGGGCGGCGAGGCTGTACTGGTTGCCCTGGTGCTGGCCCACCCCATGCTGATAGGGGGTCACGGTCATGCAGCGACCGGTGACCAGCAGCCGATCAAGCTCAACCCGCAGCCCTGCCAACGCGGCAGCGGCTTGGCTGATAGACGTGGGGCGGTATTGTGCCCTTGGCGCCATAGCTTGCAAGCGGGCCACGGCGCCAGCCTGGCTGTCTGGCAGTTGGCCAAGCACCCCGCTGGCGCTGGTGTGTATCGCCTCGACGCTTGTTGGCCAGTGCAGCGCTCCTTGCGTCCAACTCACTGCGGTATCTCCGGCCATGCAACAGAGAACGGCCACCCGGCTTGCCCTTTCACATCCGGCAGTTCGTAGAGATAACGCTGCAACTGTGGCAACAGTGCAGCATCCTCTGGTTTGGCGTAGCCACCATCAACCGCAGGTTTGATACGTGATATCTCGATACTGGCGTATGCCTGACGCTGGGCCAGTTCCTGTTCCGCCGCCTGTTCGGCAAGCTGATACTTTATCGCAGGGTCTTCCTGCCACTGTTCATCGCGCCAGATATAGCTGGGGCCCGGATATGGCTCTGTTGTCGCATCGATTTGTTGAGGCGTTACCCCCGGTTCAGTGATCGACACCGGCGCGCCGCTTTTCGTACTCCATAGCGGTACAGCCCGCCAGTCTGGTGAGCGCACCCATTTACCATCATCGTGACACACAGGCACTACAGCGGTAGCTGTTAAATACCGGGCGCACTCATGCTCACCAAGTTCATCAGGCGGAGGGGTCTTGGTAGAAAATGCGGGCATCAGGGCGGCGTTATCCAGCGGGCTAATGTCTGCAACGCCCTGTTCCATTGCGCAACCAGTGCGCGGGTCATAGTGATAGATAATCATGAGCCACCTTAATACTTTATTGTTGCCAAAAGCGCCGTGTTGCTAGGTCTAACCCTGCCCCAATAGCCCTCTGTCGTAGATTGACCGGTCGGGTTGATGGTAAAAATTTGTCTAGGAACACCATCAGCCGGATCAACGTTTGTTGACGTTAGGTTTCCAATGCCATGCACTGTTGGGGAGATATCGAGATCCCCGGTGATGTGCGTCCCGTTCTGCCAGCTGCCGAAAACACGCGCCGGGTCTGCCCCTCTGGCGTCATCAAACGCCCGAATGAACTCGCCGCGCACGTCGTATACCCGAAATGTCGAGTTGTCTGCATTGTCTGCACATACAATCGAGCCTGCTTGCCATGCAGCAGGCGCAACCATTCGACCGTGGTGCATTGCCCAGGCGCGCAAAGCGGCATAGGTTGTGCGAGAGAGGTTTTGCACGCCCGACTTGATGTAGCCTTGTCGTGGGGTCGGCTGTGTATCGAGCAGCAGGGCACCGAGATCCACCGAGGCATACCCCCGATAATCCGCCCCATTCTTGGTAAATACCTGCCATGTCATCCAACTGGCATAGTCGTCATGCCAGATCGGGCCGATGTTCGTTGCTGGTAACGCCGAGCCCGCGGCCAGGAATCTCTCCCCGATCACCGCATCCAGCCCCTCAGGTGTCACTGCGAGGGTGTTACTATTTCCGGCTAGCGCTTCCTCTACCGTGGCCAGTCGTACCATCCCTTGTTCGGTGGTGGTGGCAGATGGGTGGTTTCTCCCCTTGGCATGGTCTGCCAGCGCTTTCGCCATGTCACTGGCGCTTTGCTCCGTCTGCTTGCGAAGCGCCTCCAACGCGGCCCACAGGTCGGCAGACTCATTGGCTGGACGCTTGTCCGTGACGGTTGCGTTGGCTTCGACAACCCCCAGCTTGGCCACATAGTGGCGATAGCCGTTGCTGTCGGTGTAATCAGTCAGCTCTGTGGTGCTGGTCTTGAACTCGATATGGTTATCCCAGCGGCTCAGGATGGTGCCGGCGTGATGCACATCCACCCACACTCCGACCGGCTTGGCCCCAACCGTCACAGCCAGTTCAGCATCCAGCTGAATACGCAGGCCGCCGACCATGGCCACCCCCGGCTGCACTTTGTAGCTGCCCGCCTTGTTGATCAGCTTGAATCCGTCGCCAAAGAAGGCCGATGACCCGAAGCAGGCGATCGCTTGCAGGCGCAGCTGTTCGTCCATGCCGAGCAGGCGGGCGGAGTAGTCAATCTGCCAGGTGCCTGCCTCAACGGTGGTCACGGTGGCGGTGGCCGCCTGGTCGTACTCCATCAGCATCGATTTCACCAGGCTGTTGCCGGTGGTACCTGTCGCCTGGTCAGTCTTGGTTTTGGTCTCTCGCCCCTTGTAAACAATCATCCCGACCATGCCGCTGGCCTTGTTGATGAGATACATGGCATTGAATGAGAAGTTGCCCACTGTGGTATCCATCACGATGGAATACGCCACGGCGTTGTTGTTGATGCGGCCGCGCTGATCCACCGGATGGCGATGGACAATCTGCGCCTGCGGCGGCAGGCCGGTATTCGGGTCGATGGGGGCGGTGATATCCAGATTGGGAATATCCGCCAGCACGACCTCATCGAGCACCACTGGCACCTGATCGGTGAGGCAGCCTTGCCAATAGGTCTCGAATGCGTTGGTGATGACTTGGCTCATCGGGTCTCCTTGGTTTTCAGCGTTGCGCCATAGACGTGCTGGATCATCTGGATGTGTCCAGGTGCCAGCCGATATCTGGCTTTGTGCGGGGTGAGGCTGGCGGCAAATACCTCCTGACTCATATCAAACTGGCCATAGCCGATGTGACCGGCGACCGGGTAAACCACCTGAAAGCGATAGCGGCGGCAGGTGCGGCCATAGTGCTGGATCAGCGTCTCCATCAGCTTCTGGTTGTTGGCGATGCTGCTATCGGTCACCTCGATGGTGATGACGTCCCACGGCGCACCGGCTTGCCGTTCGTGGATGTCACACCAGCCGATGCCCAGGCGCTCGAATATGCGCTTGAATCCGGCGACCTCTCCCGCGTCACGGGCATTCACAAAGGCGAACTTGACCCGCTTGCGAAACAGCTCCAGCGGTTCAGATTCAAAGCGGGTAATGTCCCGCTCCCATGCCAGCAGGTTGAGCAGTGAGAGAGAGCAGGTCAGCGGGTCTTGCTCTGCCAGCGGCGCCAGCAACCAGCGCCGGATCGACTGCCAGAACTCCATGACACCGCGCGCCAAAAAGGCGGGTTCCTTCACGCCATCGGTGATGGTTTGGCCATCTTCCCACCACGGGGCAGACGCATTGGGCATGGCCGGTGCATTGGCGTTGTGATCTATGCGGGGTGAATCAGTCATGCAGGGTGACCTCCAGCGCGGTCAGACGCGGGATGGAGATCCCCGAGACGATATCCTCCTGCCCAAACTTGAGGCTCAGCAGGTGCGGGAACTGGCTATGCAGCTCTTTGCCCAGTTGTGAAATGGAGAATCTGGCCTGTGGCCACGTTCTGGTCACGGCCGGAAAATCCGCCGACTGGCGAAACGCCGCTTTTACCAGCGATTCCGCGCCCTGCTTGAGGGCGGCTTTCTGGTCGTCGTTGAGGTTGGCCACCGGCCACAGCTCCAGCGTGAGGCTGTGCTGGGTCTCCGGCATCGCCATCACAAAGAGGTCATCTCCGTGGCCATGGTTGCCCTGGCGGCCCACGTAGTCGTTAAGCTGGGCAATCAGGCTGGCCGGTGTGGCGCCCACCTCCAGCAGGATGTAGGCGTTGGCGGTACCTGGGCCCCGCGGCGCTTCATGCTCGAAGAAGATGTGATCGGCCCGAATGCCCGCGACGCTTGCCAGCATCGAGCGGTAAATGGCATCGATGTGATAGCGACCTACTGCCGAGAACTGGTTCTGAATGCGCAGCCCCAGCGCATCGTTGCTCTCGGCATCGGCCCCCTGGGTGGTGATCCACTCCTTGTCATCGTTACGGGCCGACAAGATGCCGGTGACCGGTTCGCTCAGCAGGTTGTAATAGCCCGGCGCCAGATTCCAGGCGGCGCCCGCGAACTCTGCCTCGCACACCACGCGAGCCACCGCTTCACCGGCAGGGCTCACCACCGCTTGCAGCGGCTTGACCCGATAGATGGTGCCGTTGATGCGCTCGGTGCTGATCCAGATATCGGCCGGGATGGTGGCTGCTTCGCTCGGGTTGGCCTTGACGAAGTTGATCACCCCGCGGGTCTTCTGGGCGCCCTTGCGGGTCAAGTCCACATCCCACGCCTTGAGGTCGAGATAGGCATCGGTGGCGGTAGCGGCAAAGGTGTTTGGCAGCACGTGACCTGCCAGTAGAGTGCGGATAAGCCAGAGCGCCGGGGTAATCACCACGCCGCGTACCAGCCGCCAGAATGGGCTCACATCGCTGTCGTTGGTGATAAGGGAGCCGGCGGCCTCGACCTCTTTCTTGAGCTCTGCCTCCATGGCCTGCTCGGTGGTCGGCACGCCGGTCTCGGCCAGCAGGGTCATAAAATCCACGTTGGGGCGCAGGTTCACAGGGTTACCTCCAGATCGCCAAATTCATAAGTGCGAGCGGTGACCAGTACCCGCTCGGGGGCTTCTTCGCTGATCACGATGGTGCCCGGCACCAGTCGCTCGTCGTTCTCAACCAGCAGCTCGATCTCGGTCATCACATCGGCGCGCAGGGTCGGGCTGCGCTCGCCAATCAGCTTGCGGGCCAGCCCGGACTCCATGATCCGGTGCTTGATGTCCTGACCGATGCTGTGGCGGTCTTGGGTGTAACGGGGCTGGCCACCGGCATCGAGCTGCCATGCCCCGTCTACCACCCAAATATCGATGTACTTGGCATCACTCATCACGGGGTCTCCAGCCAGGCGTTTTCGGCCATCTGCTCAGGGGTCATCGGGTTCTGGAAGTGGTTATGAACTTCCCCGATGCTCAGAGCTTTTGCCGGTTTCTGGTTGGCGCTGGTCGCGGCGGCGTTGGCCTGGATCAGCTGCTGGCCCAGACCACCGGACGGAATTCCTGAGCCATTGCTCCCTTCGCGATAGCGAGCGAGCGGTGCGTTGATGTTGGCAGGGTTCGGCAGGTTCAAGTCCGGCATCGATCCCGCTTCGATGTTGACGCCCGGGATCATGTTCAGCTTGTCGATCAGCCAGTCGATGGACTTGCCTAGCAACTGGAACACGCCCCAGTCAGAGAAGGTCTTTTTCAGGTCGTCCCAGTAGTAGATGACTGCTGCCACCGCACCAATCAGCAGCACGATGCCCGCCACGATAAGCCCGACAGGGTTGGCATACATGGCGATGTTGACGGCCAGCATGATGGCGCGAAACGATGCAAGGCCTGCTTTCAGCAGGTTGAGCGGGGCAATGATGATTGACCAGGCAATACCTAGCCCCAGCGTGGCCAGCTTGGCGATACCGGCAACCAGCATCCAAGTGCCGGTAACCATGCTCAAACCCACGATTGCCAGCGCGGCATAGCTGATCAGCTTGGTCAGGTTCGGAAAGAGGTGCGTCCAGCGCAGCACATCGTTGGCGCCATCTGCAAAGGCGCCCACCACGGCATTGATGGCTGGCAACACTACCCCGAACGCGGCGGCGCGAATGGCAAACCAGGCTTGCTCGACCCGCTGCCACTGGTCGGTCATGGCTGCGGCCATCTGTTCGGCCTTGCCCATGCCGTGGGTGTTGGCCAGCGCGTTGATGTTGGTGGCGAGTCCCTTGGTGTTGGTCATCAGGAGCTTGATCATGCTGACCGCCTCATCCGAGCCGAATGCCTTCTTGAGCTCGTCACCCTCGGCCACGCTCAGGGTTTCGCCATAGCGTGCCTTGAGTTTGTCCAGCACGGTGAGCACCGGCAGCATGTTTCCCGCTGCATCGGTGAATTGCAGACCCAGAGCCTTCTGGGCACCGCCCACACCAGCCAGAAACGCCTTGAACTTGGTACCGGCCTCGCCGCCGCTCATGGTGGCTTGCAGCTGGCCGAGCACGGCGAACTGTTCATCCATCGAGATCCCGGCGGCGGTGGCGTTGGCGCCAATTGCCCCGAACGCGTCGGCCATGCCCTGGCCTGTGGTCTTGAACATCTGCACCGCTGTAGCGGTCTTGCCTGCCAAGTCTTCCACCCAGTTGGCTTTACCCATCATCTTGGCCTGCTGCTCGAAGATGCCGTACATGGTGCCCATGTAGTTGGTGATGGTGGCGGTGTCGGCCTTGGTCGCCTTGGCCAAGGTGGTGGAGGCGCGGGTAAAGGCGGGCAACTCGTTACCCTCCAGCCCCGCGATCGCGGATTGGATATCGTAGGAGGAACGGACAATCTCGGTTGCCGATTCGCCGTACTTCACCGATAGGGCCAGAGCTTCGCGCCCCAACGCCCCGAGCACATCCTTTTTCACATCGAGCGAGGCCACTTCACCCAGCGCCCGATCCATTTCGATGGCTGGGCCCAGAGCAGACTGGATCGCCATGCCACCGGCGGCCACCGTGGTGGCCCCCATTGCCATGCTGCTCCAGCCCTGACGGCCTGCCTTGCTGACCTTGTCCATCTGGGCATTGATGCCTGCAAGGGGTTTGGTGACCTGATCCACCAAAGTCACCTGCATCATCAATTTTTCCATCCAGTTCATAGGCCGTTATCCGTTGAATGCTTTGGCGATGCCCTCGGCCACTGCGGCGGTGTGGGACTCTCTTACGTGCTTGTCTAACCAGATAGCGCGGGCCAGGCTGTCGATATCGTCATCGTCATGGGGCAGGTAGTGGCGCCGCAGCGCCAGCGCCTGCTCCAGGTGATTGCGCTCGATGGCCTCGGCGCGCGCCGTCAGTTTTTTACGGTGATCTCCAGATCGGGGGCGAACTGCTGGTTAATGGCACCCGCCAACTGCAGCGCCGCGCCCGGGCGTTTGAGCAGCTCATCGAGCGCCTCTTTGCTCTCCTGGCAGACGATCTTTTTCAGGTAGTTGTGGGCCGGCGCTACCTTGTCGCTTGGCATCATGTCGTTGATAAAGCCGTTGTAGGCCACCATGGTGGGGGCGAACTTCAACTCTTTACCGGCAACGTCCAGGGTGATGATGGGTGTGGTCATGGGGTGGTTTCCTCTTGTTCAATCCAATGGTTCAGGGTGTTGATTTGGGTTTGGCAGCGGCGCATGGCCATCTGCAGGGTGGGGATAAACCGCACGGCATCACCGTAGGTCGTCCCCGTGAATTCAGGTTCCGGGCAGTTTGGTACCAGCCCCGGCGGCGGTAGCCGCTTCACCACCTTGGTTTGCACCACGGTCTGGGGCTGGCTGGAGCAGGCGCAGAGCGCCAACAGGCAGAGGCTCACTAGCGCAGTTCGGGCGGCCTTCCGGTGGCGTGGCCAAGGCTTGTTGCAGTTCATCGGCGGTCTTCCTGTTCTGTTGGTCGAGATCGGCCAAGGCGGCGTTCTGGTGTTCAAGCAGGGCGCGCAAGCCCGATTCCTTCTTCGAGAGAGTTTCGAGGTCTTCGGCCATCAACTGGTTAGCCAACTGCAAGGTGCTGATGGTGCTGTCGGCATCAGCCAGCGCCTTGGTGCGTTCTTTTAGCACCCCATAGCCTGCTCGTATGGTTACCAGCAGGACCAGCACCAGTACGAACAGCACGTTGGAGAACAACTCCTTGAGGATGTTCATGCCAGCACCCCGCCGAACTCAGTGAACTTGGCCAGCAGATCAGCCAGCTTGTGTTCGCGCTGGCCATAACCGGCGCCCGGCAGGCTGGCCCAGATGTTGGCGCACTTGGCGATCGCTTGGCTGATGCGGCCCTTGAGCACATCGTCCAGTGCCTTGCGCTCGCGGATCAGCTGGATTGCCCAGGCATCTTGCGACTCGGGGCCAAAGTCCGGCAGGCCGAGCTGATCGCGGTAGTGGGCCCAGTGCTTTGACAGGTGCTGATAGCGGCCCGCAGCGGTGCTTTTCAGGGTCTGATTGACCTGCACCAGCACGTTCGGATGGGTGCGGTAGTCGGTGAAGAACCCCGCCGGATTGACCAGCTTGTTGTAACCGTCATCGCCCCGGCCCTTGGTGCCTTCTGAAAAGGCGATCATGTCGAGAAAGGCGGCCACCTGCGGGTGGCAGTTACTGCGCGGCATTGCTGTCTCCCTTCTTGTTGAACACCAACTTGGCCCGCTCGCGGATGATGTCTACCCCGAGCAGCCCCACCACACCGCCGATAAACGGGGCTGCTTCATAGGGGACGCCGAGCAGGGTGGTACCGGATGCGGCGGCCAAGGTGATCAGGCCGCACATGGTTGATTCGATCAGGCGGCGGCGCCCGCTGCCGCCGTCATAGGTGATGCGCATAAATGAAATGCTCAACGCCAGCAGAGCCCCGGAAACGGCGGGCCAGTTATCCATCAACCAGGCCAGCAGGGCAGCCCAGAGGGTGGGGTCTTTGTTTGGCATAGGGTTCATATCCCGTTCTCGTTATTGCCCGCGCCGTTCTGCGCGGCTCTTGCAGCTGACACACAGGCGCACACCCGGCACATGCAGGCGGCGCGCTTCCGGGATCGGATCGCCGCACTCCTCGCAGTGGTGCAGGCTCTCGCCCTGGTGGTGGCTGCGGCCTAGCTGGTTATCCAGCTGGGCCGCCAGCATCCGCTCGGCGTGTTGGGTGGCACGGTCGATCAGATCCATCCGTTAGCCCTTCATGTGGCGGGTGTCGTCTTCGGAGAGGTACGGCACGCCATTGATGTGAACGAAGTCGGGGGAGGTGACGAAACCCTTGATCTTGTGCACCCCCTTGCTGCCCCCCTTGGGGTCAACATCCAGCAGGTCAGAGATCTGCAGCTTCACGCCGAAGGCTTCCACCTTCATCTGTTCGTCGCCGGTGTCGGCGTAGAACAGCACATCGTCAGGCTTCATCCCGCGCCAGCTACCGGCCCGCTTGGCGGCATCGCTCAGCAGGGTGAAGTTCTTGGCATCGAGCTCGAACTCCAGCTCTGCGGCCACATCCCCATCGACATAGCCGTCAGGAATCCCACGGGTTTGCGCCACGGCGCTGTTGTCGGTGATGGATAGGCTGGCTTTCTCGACGTGCACCATGGCGCCCATCAGTTCGGTATCGAAGCTCTGGCCTGAAATGCGTCTGGTCATGGGTTAGCCCTCCCCGTTGTTGATGCTCAAATCGAGCATGATGTTGATATCGATCCCCTTGGGGCAGTCCACGGTGCGGACTTTCACGTAGATGGAGACGTGGTTTTTATCGATCCACTGGATGGTGATATCGCCGTCTTTGGGGGAGGCGATATCGCCCGGGAACGGCTTACCATCGATGGTGGCTGCCTTGGCCATGGTGCGCAGGTCTTTGCCAAAGTAGAGGATGGCGGCGGCCGTGCTGCCCGGGGTGGAGTTGAACGAGCGATCGCCGATTCGGGCAATGGCTCGTACCCGCATCCGGCGGGCGACCTTGTAGACCACCCGCAGGTTTTCGATCACCTGGTAGTCTCCGCCCTCGGCGTCCAGGGTGCGGCCATCGGCCCAGTAGATGCCGTCATAGTCCGGGTACCACATCGGCACCGAATAACGGTTCTGTTCCAGGGTTTGCAGGGTTGCCAGCGGCAGCTCGACCCCGTCTTTGTCCTTTGGCTTGTTACCCAGCCCAACCAAAGCGCCGGTCTGTACCCGGCAAGGTGTATCGGCAATGCTCACGGCACGGTTGCACAGGCGACCGGCATAGGCCCCGGCGAGGTTCGGCCACAGCTGCGGCAGTAGGGTGACGGATTCGGCCTTGATGCCATCTTGCAGCGCGACCAGCTTAGCCTCGTACTCGCTCCAGTCCTGGCCACCTTCTGCGGTAGTGACGATGCCCGCCACGACCAGCAGCATGAACTGCCATCGACCCCACTTGGCGATCAGCTCCTGGTTGAGGGCGTGGGCCGCGTTGATTTTCGCCTCGTCCCACTCCTGACCCAGTACCACACAGCCCTCGAATGATTGGGTCTTCTGGGCCTCACGGACGGCATCTTTCCAGTCCATGTCGGTTGGCTGCACAAAGGCGGCAGCCGTCCAGTTCTGACCGGCGTTGACCATGGCGGCTTGCAGGTTGGTTTTCAGCTCGCTGTCGGCCTCGCCCAGCAGCTTGTCGAAGTCGCTCTGGGTGTTGAGCGAAAGCAGCTTGCCGGTGTTGGTCGGCGCGGTGCCAATGAACAGCAGGTGGCGCTCGACTTCCGTCACGGGCCCCTGCATCTGGTTCAAGTTGTTGATCTGTACATAAGGCCACATGGCGTTATTTCCTCTTCATCTCTTGCTTGTTGACGTCCCAGCCGTAGTTGATGCTTTGCAGGGCACGGGCAAAGGCTTGCTCTCGTTGCTTGGTGTTGGCGCCGAGGAACGGGCGGGCTGGCAGCTCAATCTCCCAGCTCTCTTTCACCGGCTCGTCCTTGAGCTTCTTGATCAGCAACCCCGCTTGCGCGTAGTTGAGATTTCCGGTTATCCATCCGAGCGAGGCAGAGCGGTATGCCCGCTTGCGCTTGCCTGGACGCTTGAAGCCGAGCTCGCGCAGCTTGCGGGCCTGCGCCTTGCTTGCCTGCTTGTTCTTGCCGCCATCGCTGGAGGCGATACGGCGCCGACTGGCCGCGGTCACCTTGTAGGTGTGTCCCTTCTGGTGGGTGTTGGCGACTACCCCGGCATGAACATTCATCGAGCCCTTTTTGAACCCGAGTTCAGCCACGTCCTGGCTTGGCTCATGGATCACCAGCAGCTTTGGCAGGCCGCGCAGCATCTTGCGCTTGCCCCGTTTTCGTGGTGCCCAGGCATTGCCGTTGGGGTCTTGCTGCTGACGCACGTTGCGGGCGGCCAGCTTCTTCATCTCGTTGGCTGCTCGCCACACCAGCCGCTGGCGCTTCTTTGGCGGCAGGGCCAGCAGATTGAGCTGGTCTTTGCTGCGCTGGGTGTCGAGAGTGATGGTGATCATGACGGGTCACCGATCTGGTGATGACCGGTGTCACCGACGTTCATATCGATGTGGTCAGCTACCCAGATTTCATACGGGGCCACGTTCCAGCGTTTGCCCATCCAGTTGATGGGGCCCTTGGGGTGTTCGATCAGGCGCAGCGGCTCGGTAAAGGCGAGCTGGATCTCGAGATCGGCGGTCTTCTCATCGTTCGGGGTGACGGCGTATTCGGGATCGGCCAGCTCGAACTGCTCGCGAAAATCGTCATGCTCCTGCACCCAGGCGGCCACCGAGGCCAGCACGATGGCCGGATCCAGCTCGCGAAACGGCAGTTGCTCGACGGTGAACACCGCCTGATAGGTGAGCCATGCCACATCTACCCCTGTGGGGCCCATGTTCTTTGGCTCCAGCCGGATGGTGCCGTTCTCCATCCAGCTATCCAGATGCTTGTGGCACTTGGCTGGCAGCACCCGCAGGATCTCGGCGTGGAGAGCGTGGAGGAAATATCCCTGGGCCTGCTGTTCGTTCATGCCTTCACTCATATCAAGGACACCCCCGCACGGCGCTTGCCCTTGATACTGCGCACCAGTTGCTGACTCTCGGCCAGCAGCTGGGCGCGTTGGTCTGTGGATCGCTCCACCTGGTTGTTTGCGGCGGCCCGCTCGGTGACGCTGGCGAACTCCGGCAAGAGGGCCGCTTTGGCACGGGCAAACACGGCTGCCAGATACTGCTCTGTCAGCGCATTGGTGCCGCCCTCAAGGCTCGGCCCCGGCACCTCGGCGGCGCTGGCGTAGCCCTCGGCCATCAGCGCGGCCTGACGCATCTCCAGTTGCAGGTTGATTTCAGAGACGGCAGCCAGCAGGGCGGCGCTTGTGGTCTGTTGGTCGAGGTCGGCAGGCAGGGCGCGGCGGCGCTCGAAGTCAGCCACGGCCACATCAGGCCAAAACCCGTCATTGCGGATAGTGGCTGCGCTGTAGTCGATATCCTTGCCTGCAAACATCTCTGACCCTCTGTCGATTCTTGCCAATGTGAACACCACTTCCCCGATCACTCAGGTCGCCGATGACGCGGCGAGAAAAGGTGCACCCCTGAAGCCACGGATCACAGGATTCGGCGGTGGCCTTGCGGCTTGCCTATCCTCCCCGCCGGGGTGCGGTGGCGCGGAGAGTCTTATTGCTCCGGATTGAGCGCCCGCAGGCGCATGGCAATTTTTTGCAGCAGGGTGTTTACCCCCGCTTTGCGGTGCAGCTTCTCGGCCTGGATCAGCCAGTGGGCTGCTTGTTCCAGGGTGGCGCTGTCACCCACTGCGCTGGGGCGTGGCTGGCCGTCCTGGTCGCGCAGCAGCAGGCAACCCGCAGCCTTGAACCACTTTGCGGTGAGCTTCTCGTTAAGGCGCCACTCGTTGCGCACCTTGTCGAATACCCTGGAGAACCATGGCTCGACGGCATGCCCCTCGGCCGCTTGCTTCTCGGCCCACTCCAGCACGGTGTCGGCCACGAAGGTGGCCCAGTCGCGCTTGATGTTGTTCGGGGTGCGCTGTCCTTGAGTGATGGCGAGCTCGGCCCAGGCGATGCCGGTGTCGAAGTCGCCCACATCGAAGGCCCAGATCACCAGCCTTTGAAACAGCTCGTTCTGGTAGGACTGGCCGGACTCGGCCACGCTGGCCAGATACCGCTCCACATAGGGGCGGTATTTGGGCATCAGCTCGTCGCGTTTCATGTTCACCCGGTCCCCAATGCGGGCCAGCTTGCGCAGGCGAACGATGTCCTGCTCCAGGGCAATCATTTGCAGGTGCAGGCTGTCAGCCACCGCACCGGTGGCCACGCCAGTGCAGGCGGCCTGTTCGGCCCCCTGCATGGCATGAACTCGCTGCTTGTGACGTTGACCGGGTGAGCTCATGGTTTACGCACCCGCTTCTGCGGGAGCGGCAGGAGCAGCACCGATTTCGATGTCTGCCTCTTCAAAGCCGCCATAGGCCAGGTGCTCGCCCAGGGCATAGCCTTCCATCCGCCAGTACTGGTTATCGAAGCACTTCTTGTCCTGGTTATCTTCGGCCTTGCGGTTGCGGGTGCCGCGCTGGGTGTAGCAGTGCAGGTTATCCAGAGTGGTGACCACCATCCGCTTGCCCGGGAAGAACGGGGGGATGTAGGCCTTGCGACCGGCAATCGACTCTGCCAGCTTCTGGGCGGCGATCTGCTCGCTCGGCTTGGTGGCTTCGCTGTAGAGCTTGGCCTGAGCCGCTGCTACCAGATCGGTACCAACCAGCACCACCAGACGCGGGTCTTGGCGGAACAGCGGATCGATGGTGGTGTTAATCAGGTCAGACGCCATTTCATCCAGGGTCTTGTAATCGCCCTTGCCGTCCGGGTCGAAGTAGATCTTCTTACCCGCTTCCGCCTTGATGATCTGGCTGCCGCCGTTCCACTCGCGGGCGATCTGGTGCCAACCCTTGTTGACGTCTTCACCCAGCGGATGGGCCGCAGGGTCGGTGGTCTCTTCGGCAGATACGCCGTTCCAGCCGACCCGCAGAATATCGAGGGCGAATGCAGTGTTGATGAACTCACCGACCAACTTGATGAACTCACCCTCGCTGCCAGCGTTGGCCCAGACGCATAGGGTCGCCCAGTCCAGTGATGCGCAGGAGTCGGTCTCGGTCAGCTCGTAGGTGTTGCCAGCCACGCCGATCTTGCCGTTGAAGCGGCCATCTTTCTTGCGGCCAGTAAACAGCTTGCCGATGCCGACTTGCACCACCTGGCCCTTGATCTGATCCACATCCATGCAAGTGATGAGGCTCAGGAACTCGACAGAGGCGAGAAGGCCAGCACGCAGGCCAGTTTCCACTGGGCCGGAGATGACGCTGAACTGTTTGTCCAGCGCGTTGACTGGGATGCCATAGGTCTTGGCCAAGGCAGCACTGTATTTTTCGAGGCGCTGACGTGCCTGGACGGTTAGGGTCTGACTCACGGTCGCTCCTTAATATGCGGTGGGGGTATCGTCACCGCCGAGCGCATCAGGTCGTTGACCCGGCACTTCAACGGAGAACTTGTCGATCTGGCCTTTCAGCTCACTGACGGTGGCGGCCAGACCAGTGATGGTCTCGTTCAGCTTGCTGAACTGGTCATCAGTGACTTTGTTTTTGTCGCCTTCGTCTTTCGGTTCAGTCACCGGATCGGTCTTTACTTCCGGTTTGGCATCCAGCTTCGCGCTGAAGCTTGCGAACTGGGCACCAAGACTGGTCAGAGTCCCGTTCAGCAGTTCGAACTGTTCTTTGGTCATTTCCTCATCCTCTGGATGGCTGGGGGTTGGTTTTGATTCAGGTTCACCATGGCTGGCCATCAAGCTGAAGAGCTTGGTCATAAAGCCATCCGGCTTTTCTTGTTTGGGCAGCTTGAGCATGGAGAGATCCAGCGGTTCGCTGGTGCCGATGACTTGGCCCTTGCTGCTCTTGCTGAACTTGAGTTGGGTGGTGCCGGTGCTGGCAGGCTGGTCGGTGACGCCCAGACCAATCAGATAGGTGCGGCCCAGATCGGCGAATTGCTCGAACGGCTCGATGGAGCAGAACTGGTACTGGCCGTTTTGGTTCCAGTAGACAAGATCCCGATTAGGGCAGAGTACGGCGAACAGCTTGAGCTTGCCGTCTACCTCTTCGGTCTTGAGTGCTTGCACCGTGCCATAGCTTGACCAGCGATCATGTTCTGGCCAGATGACGGCGGTGTAATAGGTCGGGTCGTAGGTCTCGGCCATGTCGACCAGCCATTCGCGAGTTATGTCTCGTCCATCCACCGCTTTGCCTTCGGTGGCGATACAGACAAAGCCAGTTCTCAAGGTTGATTCGTTCATGCCTGCTCCCAATTGATACGGGCTCAGGCTATCGGGTCGGCAAGGGGTATTCATCCGGTTGTGTTCAAGGCAATTCGGATCCGTGGGGATATCCGAATTGGTTGGAACATCAGGGCGATAAGTGGGGGCGGGGGGCTGGCTATGATGGCGCCATCATTCACAAGATGGAGGCGCCGTGGCGTATCCCGAAGAGATCCGCAATGCTGCGCGGGGGCTTTATCTTAAGCGCTGGACACCCCAGGAGATCAAGGACGAACTTGGCCTTAACTCCTGCAGGGTAGTCTACTTCTGGGCCGAGAAGTACGGCTGGCGTGACCTGCTGACCGAAGAGGCGGTGGAGGATGCCATTGCCCGCCGCCTGCACTCTCTGCTTGGCCGAGAGAAGAAAACCCCCGAAGAACTCGACGAAATCGACCGACTTGTCGGGCACCATGTCAGCCTGAAAGAGAAGGCTCTCAAATGGGCCGAGCGCCAGCAGGCGCTGACCGCCCGCCGTGAATCCGGTGACGAGCCAGCCCCCGACCGTTCCCCGCGCAGCAGGGGCGGGCAGGATGGCGGAGGCCGTAAAGGGAAGGGTGGCAAGAAGGGCAAGAACGAGATCGGCCACCTCACCGAGGCAGACTTTGCCGAGTGGCTTGGTACCTTGTTCGGCTATCAGCTGCGCTGCCGCGAGGCCAAGAACGACCCGGCACTGCCACGCACCCGTAATATCCTGAAATCCCGTCAGGTCGGCATGACTTACTACTTCGCCGGTGAGGCGCTGGAAGATGCGGTACTGACCGGCGGCAACCAGATATTCCTGTCAGCCACCCGTGCCCAGGCGGAGGTGTTCCGCTCCTACATTTGCAAGATTGCCCATACCTTCCTCGGCGTCACCCTGACCGGTAACCCCATTGTGCTGTCGAACGGGGCCGAGCTGCACTTCTGCTCGACCAACTCCAACAGCGCCCAGTCCCGTTCCGGCAACGTCTACATCGATGAGTATTTTTGGATCCCCAACTTCGAGAAGTTGTCGGACGTGGCCAGCGCCATGGCGACCCAGAGCCGCTGGCGCAAGACCTACTTTTCAACGCCATCGAGCAAGGTGCACGAAGCGTACCGGTTCTGGACGGGGGATCGCTGGAAGGGCCAGCGCCCGAGCCGGGTGGCCATCGATTTCCCTGGTGAAGATGATCTGCGCGACGGCGGCCGCATCTGCCCCGATCGGCAGTGGCGTTACGTCATCACCATCGAGGATGCCATTCGCCTTGGCTGCAACCTCATCGACATCGAGGAGCTCAAGGACGAGTACCCCGAAGAGGTGTTCGATCGCCTCTACATGTGCCGGTTTATCGATGATGCCCTGTCGGTGTTCAAGTTCCAGGATATGGAGCGGGCAGGGGTGGACCCGAGCCGGTGGGAGGACTACAAGCCCGGGCGGCCTGACCCGTTCGGGCGGCGTGAGGTGTGGATGGGCTACGACCCGAGCCGCACCCGCGACAACGCCACCCTGGTGGTGGTTGCCCCGCCCATGGTCGCCGGTGAGCGGTTCCGTGTGTTGGAAAAGCACTACTGGCGCGGTCTCAACTTCCAGTTTCAGGCGCAGGAGATCGAGCGCATCGCCAAGAAGTTTCGGGTCACCTATCTCGGGGTCGATGTCTCCGGCATCGGCTCCGGGGTGTTTGACCTGTTGAAGCCCACCTTCAAAGGGGTGTGCCACCCCATCAACTACAGCATCGAGAGCAAATCGCGGCTGGTACTCAAGATGATCGATGTGGTGGAGGCGAACCGCATCGAGTGGGACGGCTCAGATCGGGATATCCCGCTGGCGTTCCTCGCCATCAAGCGCAGCACCACTGGCGGCGGCCAGATGACGTTCCGTGCCGCTCGGGACAATGTGACCGGACACGCTGACGTGTTTTTTGCCATCGCTCACGCAGTGGCCAACGAGCCGCTCGATACCAACCGCAAACGTAAATCCACCTGGGTAACCAGCAAGAAGGCCGCATGAAAAACGATATCAGTCACATAACCCAAGAGCACTTTGATGGATGGTTAAAATCCCTGTTTGGCTATCAACTTCGTTGTCGTGATGCCAAGAACGACTCGGCATTGCCGCGCACCCGAAACATCTTGAAAGCCCATCAGGTCGGCATGTCTTACTACTTCTCCGGCGAAGCGCTGGAAGATGCTGTGCTGACCGGTGACAACCAGATATTTCTCACCAGCACCCCAGAGATGGCTGATGTTTACCGCGAACTCGTCCGCTTTATTGCCCAGAGATTCCTCGGTATCACCCTGACAGACAGCAGCCCCATCATCCTGTCTAACGGGGCCGAGTTGCACTTTCTCTCGCTCGATTCCCACACGTTCGCTGGCAAGGCTGGCCATGTCTATGTCGATGAATACTTTTGGTCTGAAGACTGCGGAAAGATTTTATCTCTTGCCAGTTCCATGGCCATGCATAAGCGCTGGCGCAAAACTTACTTTTCCACAGTATCTGATCGCCGCGGTACAGCAAGACAGTTCTGGTCTGGTGAAACGTGGCGACACATGAACCTCACCCAGCGACTTAGGATCTATTTTCCCGGGAATGATGAGTTGCGAGACGGCGGCCGCATCTGCCCTGATCGGCAGTGGCGTTACGTCATCACCATCGAGGATGCCATTCGCCTTGGTTGCAACCTCATCGACATCGAGGAGCTGAAAGACGAATACCCGAAAGATGTGTTCGAGCGTCTCTTTATGTGCAACCTCTATTCACAGGAATAACAATGACCAAACGACAGCAAAAAACGTCCCAGCAGGTGGCCACCTCATCCCCTCGGCCATCTGTGATGTTCAGCACGGCGGAGGCCATCGACCCCACGGCCTGGATGACCGATTACACCGGGGTATTCTTCAATCCCTATGGGGAATATTACCAGCCGCCCATCGACCGCAAGGGGCTGGCCAAGGTGGCGCGGGCCAATGCCCACCACGGGGCGATCCTGATGGCGCGCCGCAATATGGTGGCGGGTCGCTTCACCACCCAGCGCAATGTCATCACCGCCTATGTGCACAACTACGTGCAATTCGGTGACGGTGGCCTGCTCAAGCTGCGCAACGGCTTTGGCCAGGTGGTGGGGCTGCACCCGCTTTCCAGCGTCTACCTGCGCCGCCGGGCTGACGGGTGCTTTGTCTATCTGCAGCAGGGCAAGCCTAACCTGGTTTATCGGCCGGAGGATGTGATTTGGCTGGCCCAGTATGATCCAGAGCAGCAGGTCTATGGCATGCCCGACTATCTGGGCGGCTTGCAGTCGGCCCTGCTCAACCAGGATGCCACCCTGTTCCGCCGCAAATACTTCCTCAACGGCGCCCACATGGGGTTCATCTTCTACACCACCGACCCGAACATGGACGATGAAACCGAGGAGGAGATGAAGCAGATGATCGCCAATTCCAAGGGGGTTGGTAACTTCCGCTCGATGTTCGTGAACATCCCTGAAGGCAAGCCGGACGGCATCAAGCTGATCCCGGTGGGTGATATCGCGACCAAAGACGAGTTCGCTGCCATCAAGGGGATCACCGCCCAGGATGTGCTGACGGCCCACCGTTTCCCCGCTGCGCTGGCCGGCATCATCCCGACAAATGGTGGCGGCGGGCTTGGTGACCCCGAGAAGTATGATGCCACTTATGCCCGCAATGAGGTGTTGCCGCTGTGCGAACTGGTGCAGGACTCGATCAACAGTGCCGGGCTGCCCCGCGCGCTGTGGGTCGATTTTCGGGAAACTATCGGGTCGGCTGTATAAATAAACAGTGCGTTATGGCATAATAGATCGTTGATTTATAAGAGAAAGGGGGATGTGATGCGGGTGTATTGCAAAGAGTGTGGCCAACGTGGTCGCATTACCAAGACCAACAAGCTCAGCCCTGATGTTTCTGACCTTTATTGTCAGTGCACAGATGCAGAGTGCGGCCACACATGGGTTGCGTGTCTCTCTTATTCGCATCCCCTGAGCCCTTCATCGAGAACGGCGAGCCAGTTGGTACTGAACCTTGTTGGTTCACTCACGCCAGAGGGGCGGCAAATGGTACTGAACGGATTGAGGGCGCAATAGCGCCCTCTTTGTTTCTGGTGATGTCTTAGTGTTTGGCTGGCCGCTGCGACATTTTTATCTAAGCCTTGGTATAAAAGATCAGTATTGAGAGAGGGCCTGCTCGGCTTCGATATCTTGATCGGTACAGGCCTTGATCATGACCCACCCCCCTATCTTTCCCATCCTGTCGGCGCAGGAGTCCAGAATCTTTTCGTACTTTGCGTATTTCTCTTGATTGCTCACTATAGCCTGTCTCGCTTCAATATTCTGGTCGGCACAGGCTTTGACCATATTCCAGCCGAATTGCTTGGTTGTTCTGACGCAGAACTTGACGATCTTCTCATGGGGCTGGTAATTGGCATTTAACAGCTCATATGCTTCCAGATCCTGGTCCACACATGCTTTCACCATGGTGGCACCGTATTGGTTCATCTGGTCTTTACAGCGATCGATGACCGCTGTTTTTTCGGTATCACTGATGGCCATGGCAGAGGTGGCCAGCAACAACAGGCTGGCTGCAGCAACGCGTTTCATATAATTGTTCTCGTTTGGGGTTGAAACGGTATGCTATCAAAGCAGCACCTTCCTTGGCGCGTGACCGGACACATTTCGCGATTTTCGCCATTACAAGGCCAGTGTCTTGTCGCCCTGGGTGTGCCAGCACGATGCTTGTCCCTTGAATGTACCACCGCATCCGGTCGGCAATTTACAGTCGCAGTGCTGGCAGGTCTGTGTTTTCAGCTTGGCCTCCTGCTCCAGCCACTTCTCCCAGTCGCGGCGGATCAGTGTGCTGATGTACTCGTCGGCGGAGTAGGGTTTACCGCTGCCAGCCCGAGCGATGCGCAGCGTATCCAGCTGCTGGCGCTCCCGTTCTGAGAGCGCCACCTCCACCCGCTTGATACCGAGAGCCGCCCGTCTTGCCCGCTGGGCCTGCTTGCGCTTGGTAGCGTCATTCATCCCTTGCCCCCTTCTGTCTTCCCCATCCGCAACGGCGCCACAAGTCCGGAATGACGATCAGATAAAACAGCACATGGCCGATCAGCCATATGATGCCGAGCGGGTCGATATGGACGCTCATTGCCACACCGCCCTTACCACCATGGCATCTTGCTTGGCCCACGCCCGCCAGCTGGCGATCGTGGCCTCTGTCTCTGGTAGGTCAACCGCCGGATGGCAGTACACCACATGGGTGACGGTTCCGCGGTCGTTCTGCTTGGTGGCCGTCACTTCCCTGATGGTACCGAAGCGGGTGATCACATCACCTAGTACCGGATATTTGCGTGGGTCTCTCATGCTGACGCCTTGATGGCATCCGCCAGCGTAGTGAACTGAACGTTGGCAGGGGCCGGAGTTACCTCAAGCTTTCCTGTGGCTGACATTCCTTGAACCATCCGCAGGATCAGGGCCCAGTCATCTTTTTTGGTATTGACGAAATAGGTAACGCCATCAGATTCAAACGCTAAACACAGTGCATCGATTTTCATGCTTCGCCCCCTGCCTGTTGCTGAGCCATCGCTTGCAGCACGCCCAGCGTCATCATTACATCAGCCAGTGCACGGTGAGCTTGGCCGTCAGTCACAACCCCTTGCTGGGCAGCGGCAGCTGTCAGGCGCTGCCAACGATATGAGCCCTTGTAGTCATTCCAGTCGCCATAGAACTCGGCATAGGCCAGCATTGCGCAATGACCCCCCGCGTTGGCAGTAACCGGCTGTAGCCCATAAAGCGCCGCAGTCTGAGCCATCAGGCGCATGTCGTAGTCAGCGTTGTAGATGACCAGCGGCTTGCAGCTGACAATCCGGCACACTTCATCATGGATGTCTGCCCAACTCGGGGCGGTAGCCACCATGTCATTGGTAATGCCATGGATGGCGGTGGCCTCTGCCGGGATCGGTTTTTGTGGCTTAACCAGGGAATCAAAAACCACGCCCCCAAACTGGTCGATGATGCTGATCTCTATTATCTCGGCTTGGTCATCAAGCCCGGTGGTCTCGGTGTCCAAGATTTGGCAGTTCAGAAGCCAATTACATACCTGCTGTTGTACGGTCATCGTTTTAGTCTCCATCTACTATTTGATATCTGTTCTAGCTACTAGCCATGACTGCCGCGCTACGCTTGCCGGCCATCTGGGACAAAGTGACAGACTGCGCTAGTCACCTTGTCCCAGACGGCTGGATTTGGTGGGCATATCTGGCGGCCACAAAAGCTACGGTGTCGCCGCCGCCAGGTGTCATGGCATCGGCCTTGTTCATAAGGTGGGTGAGCAGCGCCTCTCTATGCTCTGGACGAACGTCGGCCAAGCGTGTCTTGGTCGTCTCGGCAATAAGGTGGTGCACATCAGGTTTGCGTGCAGGAGAGCGCTGGCCATCAGCTGGCAGCCCGAAGAACTCGGCATTACTGCTCGCCTCCTGGCGACGCTCGACTGGTGGCAGTGGCCATGTACGCAGATCAACCTTATCGCGTAGGCGGTCAAGCTGAGTGCTGGCAGCCTCGGCGTCCCCGTCACCCAGGGCATCCAGCAGCGCCAGTGCATCATCGGCACCGGCCGCCGTCATGCTGGCCAGCCAAGCTGCTGGATCCCCGGACTGGGCCAGCAAGCCCCGCACATCCTTGAGCTCCGCCAGGCGTTTTGCCTCCCTGCGTCTGGCTTCGGCTTCAATTTGATACGGTGATGGCTGGTTTGGAGATTCGAACGGATGACGTTCGGTCACTTTTAACTCACCATCCCGGATACAAACTGACCGGTCCCCTGTCCTGACAATCAATCCGCTCCGGACCATGGCCACCTCTTCACCACTTAGCCCCAAATGGAATACATTCTTATCGCTCAATGGATCCTCTTTAGATCCTCCGAGATCGCCGCGTACAGTTGTTGCCAGAGCTCCAAGGGGGAAAACCCCTTCGCTGCGCTCGGTACCCACTAACTCGCTGCGCTCGCCCACAGACCAAAACCCGCTGCCTTTGGCCTTGGTGGTGTTCTGTGAGCCACATTTGCGCAGCACCCATTCCCCCACACGGGTTTGCTGGATGAGGCCGTCAGCGGCCCGCACGCCGACAAGTTTGGTTTGTGGTTCGCCGTACTGATTGGGTTCGGCAAAAGCGGTGCGGTGGATACTCAAGGGGCGTTCATCGCGCCGGCAGCAGGGGCCGCCCATGGCTTGGGTAAAGTTCTTCCAGTCCACCGCGTCGGCATAGCGCCGGCACTCTTCCATGATGGGGCTGGCCAGCGGGGCCACGACGATCCCCTTGGCTTCTTGCAGGCGGCCAGGCAGGCGGCGCAATTCGCGCCAGATCCCGACCGGCGGCCCTTTCAGTGGTTGGAACTGGCGTAGGCCCCAGAGCGATGCCCAGGCCCGCACCCGGCGGGCGCCTTCTGTGGCAGCGGTCTCGGCTTCCAGGTCGCCTTCGTCGCCGACCCGGTGTCCATCGATATTTTTCGCGATATATTTGACGATGTAGCCGACAGCGCCGCCCTTCTCCTTGTCCATCACCTTCCAGTCAAAGCGGGGGGTAATATCGCTATAGGGTTGTTTGCTGTCTGGGTGGCGTTTGCGCACCAGGTCGCCTTTGTCATGGCTCAGGGCGTAGCGCTGCAGGATGCCGATCAACCGGTGCTGGTGTTCGGGTTTGACCCAGATCAACAGGTGCCAGTGAGGAGTGCCATCGTGGTGGGGTTCTACAACCCGAAAGCCGAAATAGTCGATAGGGTCGGCGAATAGGAACTCCCCGCGCTTGGCCAGGTTGCGATCGAGGGCAGAACGGCAGCGCTTCCACAGCTCGCTGATGTAGTGTTGCGCATCGCGGGGGGATGAGCCGTCATGCTTGGGGTTTTCTTCTGTGCTGTCTGGCCCGCCGGCCTGGGATGATCTGACCGTCTTCCATGGGTGGAAGCGGCTCGGCGCCGTCCAGGTGAAGAACAGCCCCACATAACCCATTTCGTCGGCCACGTCAGAGAAACCCCGCGCCCTGACAATCAACTCATGGCGGCGGTTCGTAGGGTTGGCGATGGAGGCTTTTACCGCATCCTCCAGACTAATGATGATGTCGTCTTGGGCGTTATAGGCTTCCATGTCCTTGAGCCAAGCGGCCGCCATGCGCTGCCGCTCGATAAAGCTTTGTAGGCCCTGGCTGGAGACGTAGGCGGATACCCCCTTGCGCACTTTGCCGAGCAGGATGGCGCAGTGCTCGCAATACTGGTCCCAGATCTTGCGCAGGCGTCTTGCCCACCATTTTGGGTCGAGCCAGCGGATAAGGTGATGAGCGATGAAGGTGTCGCGGCTTTCAGCCGTTCTGAATCTCGGCAAGCGGGGCAGCATGCCCCAAGCGGCCAGCGGTTGACGGCACGCCTTCCACAAGCGGATTGCCGGCACCTGCTCGGCGCCGAAATCGGTGATGGCATTAAACAGCCTGGTTACCCGCTCGGCGTAGTTGACGGCCAGGCGCTCGCGGCTTTCTTTGGTGCGCAACGCATCGAGCGGCTCGGGGATGACGTTCTGCACTTGGCGCAGGGTGGTGATGCGGCTTGATAGCCAGCGGTTGGCGTCATAGCAAATGGCCACCCCCTTGAGCAAATCCGGTGCGCGGCGGACGCAGTAACCAACAAACAGCTCGGCGATCAAGTCACCTGGAAGCTGTACCCCTGGCCCGCCATTCTCGCGAGGGATCGGTCGCTCCAGCAGGTCAAGCGCCCAGTCCAGAGCATAAGCGCCCGGGATGCCGACAAAATAGCTCTTGATGGCCTTAACTCGGGTATCAATATCACCGCCAGCAAGTTCCCTGCGCTGAGCCGCTGGCAGGCGTGATGCTTCGAGTGGGCAGAGAGATACACGACGACAAGCCATGATGCGGCGCGCCATGGCTTTGGTAGAGGCAGCCAATTTCCAGGCAGCTGGCTGCCTGGGTTGTATCGGCTTGGCTTCGAACAGTTCGGGGTGGAGCGACATTAGAACGGCAGGGGCTCTTCACAACGCAGATTGGCTAGCTCGAGCTCTGGTCGACGAACGTTGAAGACAGAGACGCTGTAAAAGTGCCGATAGATGCTGCATCTTTGCCGCAGAAGGATACAGGCGTAGTCCCGACGATGGACGCTTGCTAGGGCGGCCCTGAGCTGTTGTCGGCATTGGTTCAGTGCGGCCAGATCTATTTGAGCTGTCGCATTCCATGCCGCAATTTCGGCAACCAACTGTGCTTCCCGCTCATAGAAATCAGGGGTATTTTTCATGTGTGTGACCTTCATCAGAATGGCAATGGGTTTGATGCTCATAGGTGATGCCCACTCAAAAATTGGTTGAGCGTTGTCAGGCCGGTTCTTCGAGCCTTGATCACCATGGTGGTGTGAGCACATATGCGGCGTGCTGCTGCACATTGACGAAGGGTGAATGCGATAGTGGCCCGTGGTCTTGGCGAGATCTGGCGGCACTCGATGAGATGACGCTGATACCCGCGCAGGCGCGCACTCGCGCCGCGTAGGTCTTCCCACCACCAACTCAAATTTCGTTCCATGTCGGACATCAGGCGCTGGCTCATAGGATCACCTCGCCTAGCCCATGCAGTGGTGCGCACTCTTCCCACCAGTTGCCGATCTCGTTGGCGAGCGCAGTGTCTCCTTGGCCAAGCGCGAGCCAGTAGATGGCGCGGATCGCCCCCAGAGCAAGGAGCTCTGGCTCAACATCAACAGCAAGATATTCCGCACGGTAGGTCAGCCAGTTCATGTGCAGGTTGCTGCGTGGTTGGCACTGATCATCAGTGTTGTCGGCTTCATCATCACCACTGTCATCATCTAGCAGCGCATCTGGGCTGCTGGTAACAACGAGCTGGATCTGGATGTGCTGTGGGCCAGACTGGACGCATCCCATACACACGCGGTTGTCATCAGCGCGGGCGGCGAACATGTCAGCCAACAACCCCTCGATCAGCTTGGGTGCCTGGCGGGCGATCTTGATTGCGTCACTCATGGCTCTATCTCCTGTTCTTGCTCACGGCGGTGTTGTATCGCTCGTGGGTCATCAGCTGAAATTCCCGGGATTTCAGTGGCCGAAACAGTCGGTACCGCAATCCCACGTCGATCACATCCGCTCGGCAGTGTGTAAGCCGGCGCGGGCGCTGGCTGGTTAACAAGCTGGCCGCCTTTTCCTGGATCGCTGCCGGTATCCGGCCAATGCATCTGAATCCGTCCATTGCATTCCCCTTGGTTGTGTTATCCATGAGCCCACGCATAGAGGCTCAGTGATAAGGCCGGCGAACCGGCCTGGTGTAGGCTTACTGGCGGCATTGCCGGATGTCGGCAGCGGTGACTAGAAGCGGGGACGGATTGGTCCCTGTCATTAACCAAGAGGTGTGCTCGTTGAGTTCGTTATGGTTGGCGATAACCAGGAGCAGGCCACCGCCGATCTCGCGATAACCGAGCTCGTAGTTTTTGAGCGTGGTGGGCGGGATACCCAGTTTCTCGGCGAACTTGGGGCGGCTTAGCCCCAATGCTTCACGCAACTTGCGCAGGCGGCGACGAGCTTCATGGTTGAGGTGACCCATGGACGGCAGATTGATAGGTTGCATGGTTAGGCTCCTTGATGGGCATTGAGACGATTGATGTGACCAAACAGAGAAGCCCAGACCAGGGCGTTCGCTCGCTGGCTCAGGATCGTCAGGTCGTTTTCCGAGTAGCGGGCGGCATATGGGCCTGCAATGCGGCTGTTCTGGATCTTGCGGTTGCGCAGCGCGCAGGGGATTGCTAAAGTTGGCATGTCAACTTTCCTTAGTAAGTGGTTGATAAAGAGCCCCGTTAGGTGTTTGCCGCACCAGTGATCGGGGTTTTTTCTTGCCCGCAATTTGCGGTTTGTGGGTTGTTGACCAGTGTCATCAACAGTCCCTTGCTCTGTGCCAGCCGTTCGGCTGATTTGCTTACCTCTTGTTTTTCTTCTGGCGGTGGTATCAAACCGGAGCGCCACTCTTCGAGGGTGACCGCGCCGTTAAACAGGTGTTGGTATCCGAGCCGACGCATGGCCAAGCAAAGTGATTCTCGGTCGCATTCTCCGAGTGGAAACTCAGGTTTAGCCAGCGAGATGGGCAACTTGGCGTTGTAACAAATGGCCTCACGCTGATCTTGGTTGAGTGCCCCCCAATACTTCGCAACCCTGCAATTGGCGTGGTAAATCGCCTGACGCATTTCTGCCAGCGCTCTCTCGGCGGCACTCGCTTGTAACGTGTTCATCATTTCCTCTCTTCACATCGCTAGTGCCGCGAGGGGCGACACCACTTGAAAGCGCTGCTCGACGTCATTGATCAGCAGTGCAACCGAGCCCATCGCTGCAGTAGCGATGCTCATGAACGTGCGGTGCTCGTGGCTGGTGATTCGGCCGCGTTCTGTTAGCTCCAGGGTGTGCAGACCGATGTTTGCTATCTGGGAATTCAGGTTGATCACCTGATGGGTCAGAGACGGGGCGCGCTCCCCTTTTGGAATGGCGACAGCCGTCAGGCCACAGCAGAGAAGGGCGCCATCAAACAGGGTTTCGTCTCTGGTGGCGTGGTAGAGGGAGATCATTTCAGCCACTGTCAGCTCGTGCTCCTGTTCAGGGTTGAGCTTGTTGCTCAAGGTCTGCGGGTGCTTCATGCCGATGGTTCGGCCAAGGTCAGCAACCTTCCCTCTGTTGTTATCCGCAAATAGCTGGCAGGCCTGGTGCCAGTTCAGATGTATGTCATGGCGTTCAACAAACATGACCAACTCCTTTTGACTCAATAATCTGGGTTCAGCTGGCAACCGTCATGGTCACGAAACGTTCGGCCTGATAGCGAGCTTGTAGATAGAGGGCATAGAGATTGACGCGGCGATGACCGCGACGGCCGTCTTGCAAGACGGGGAGCTGACCACGGTCGGCACGTTTTCGGATGGTGTTGACCTTCTCGCCCTGACGCTGGGCGTAGTCAGCCAGGCTTTCACTGATGCGGTCGCCGAATGGATAGTCGCTCGGTAACTCACTGACATCGCTGGGAATATGGATGCGTTTGGATTTAGAGGCCATTGTGGTACCCTCTGGTTGTTTGTGTGTTTTGTGGTGCTTTGTGGTAGTTGGTAGCTACCCAATGGCGATGATTTTGGTACGCAAAAGCGTACCTGTCAAGCATTTGGTGTTTAAATGAGTTCCATTGGTGATCGGTTGCGTGAAGAACGCGAGCGCCTTGGATTGAATCAAACTGCTTTTGGTGCAATAGGTGGGGTTCAAAAACAGGCGCAATTGAAGTACGAGAAAGGTGAGCGATTTCCCGATGCAGGCTATCTAAGTGAGATAGTGAAAGTCGGAGCCGATGTGCAATACATAATCACTGGTTCGTACACATCTACAGCTTTGACAGATGATGAGAATCAACTTGTTACCTTGTTCCGCGCTGCACCTTTGCCGGTAAAGGCAGCGACGATCGCAGGCTTGGCAGCTGGCGGCGCACCGCTCACAGGCAGTGTTATGAATACCAACAGTGGTGATGGTGCACAGCAGAACTTTGTGCATTCCACGGTCGGCAGCGTAACCACCGGGGATGTCATCTTGGGGCGGGGTAAGAAGAAGACGTGACGCCGTCCCCAACCTCCCAACCCTCCCAAACCAGCAACGTGCACCAGATCTTCCAAGGGCCGGTCGAAAATGTTGCGGGCCGCGATGTCAACATTACCAACGAGTTGGGAGGTCGACCGCTTACCAGAAGGGAGCGGAACGCACTCAATGAATTGGTAGAGCGTTTGATCAAGGAGTTTGGCCAAGAAAGATGGGAGCCTTGGAAGTTCCTGCACGAGACGATAGGCATTAACGAGATCGGAGAGATGCGGCTTGAGCATCTGAAACCGGCCCAAGCCTTGCTCCAGTTGATGATTGAAGCCAAGGAGGCAGAGTCGGCCAATGCTGAATCAGCCGCTTGGTACCAAGAGCACCTTTCCTCTGAACGTAAGTTACAAGAGCAGGGCAGGGTACTTGTCCAGCTTCGTTCCACTGTTTCCCAATGGGAGCAACTCGGTCAGTCATTGCGGCAGGAGCGGGATCAGTTAAAACTGGCTCTGGATCGGCAGCTCAACGTGAATAACCAACAGGGGCGTGAAATCCAGAGTTTGGCTTCCGAGGTCAAGCGTTTGCAGCAGCGATGCTCCCATGAAGGTCAAGAGCATCGGCATGCACAGGCGGAAGTCGTTCGTTCGGCCCGTAGGCAAGAAGAGCTGGAGCGCCAAATTGATAACCTCATTGCAGGAAAGGTTGCCGATGCCGAAGCGTTTGACCAAGCTAAGAAAAAGTCTGAGCAAGCGCAACGGGTAGTCCGGCGACTACGTGGCAGTTTGATATGTGGCAGCGTGTTGGCTGTGCTTGCCACAGGTGCGGCGGTGTATAAACCGCTCTTCCAGGCAGAGCTTCGCGCTGAGCAAAGCAAGGCTGTGATGCTCAAACGCAAGGATATCTGCCTATTCAACGGCAAGCCGTTTAGCTGGGGTACTAGGCTCCCAACTTCTTCAGGGGTGCAGAAGTGCGTAAAGAGCCGCACTGGTCAATATCTATGGCAGCCGGCTGATAAGTGAGAGTTCGGACACTTTAGGGAGTTTGTATGCATCCAGAATTGAGGTTTCGATTTGAACGTATCAGCCCAGGAGTATTGGCCGACTTCTTGGCTGAGAAAGGGGCAAAGATGACCTGTCATCAATGTGGCTGCGATAACTTCAGCATACCAACGGTGGACATTATTTCCTCATATGCCGCAGGTGACCCAAGAGCAACGGAAGATGAATTAAGACAAGTTGCTTTGGTTCCTCACGCTGTTTCGAGCGATGACCCTGTCATGACCCACAAAGTCTATTTCTACCCGATGACGTGTAAAAATTGTGGAGTAATACAATCAGTAAATGCTCAAACGGTGCTGAGCTGGTTCGAAAGCCAGTCGCGGGGGAACGAGTGATGGGGGAGGTCAGAGACGTTGATTTCAGAGGGGGCCGGTCACATACTCCGAACCAGCATGATGATAGAAGTCATGGTGGTGGCCCTAGAGGTACCGGTGGTGATGGAGGTAATGGCGGCATGTTAGAACCCAGAGTGGCAAAGCTTGAGTCTCACGTTGAGCATATTCAACGTGATACAACAGATATCAAGCAAAAGCTGGAACGGGTGGCTGATGATGTCAGCAGCCTGAAAGTATCTATGGCCACGCTGGCAGGGCGGCAAGATGCGTTTGATATCAAGCTCGACACCATGGACAAGAAGTTCGATCTGAGACTTGATGCCTTGGACAAAAAATTTGATGCCAAGTTTGATGGTTTGGATAAGAAGTTTGCCACCAAAGCAGACATGCATGAGGCTCAAGCAAAACAGCAGCAGTGGATGTTTCGTACCATGCTTGGTTTGATCAGCACTGGAGTCGTACTAACTGGTGCGATAGTCGCAGCCATTTTCAGATATATGCCCCACTGATAAGCAGTCACTTTTGATGGGTAACCTGATGAAGTGGCTGCCAAATGCCCTCCTTTCCCTGTTTGGTCCCCATGAGTATCAAGTCAACTCCCGAAGGTTATCTGGTTGATATCCGCCCGCAAGGCCGTGATGGCAAGCGGATCCGCAAGCGCTTCAAAACCAAATCCGAGGCCCAGCAGTTTGAACGCTGGGTGATTGCCACCGAGCATAATAAGGGGTGGGTTGATCGCCCGGCAGACAACCGGCCACTCTCTGATCTCATCGAACTCTGGTGGCGTTACCATGGTCAGACCCTGAAAGCAGGGGAGGCGGTACGCAAAAAACTGCACAATATCGATGCAGCGTTGCGCCATCCACTGGCTAGACAGGTGACCAGGGCGCTGTTCTCCGAGTACCGGGCACAGCGACTGCATGCTGGCCGGCAGCCAAAGACCGTCAACCGTGATCAAGAGATGCTGGGCGGGGTGTTCTCGGTACTCATCGATCTTGGTCATTACCATCATGAGCATCCGCTCAAGGAGATGAAGAAGGTCAAGCTGGTTGAGCGGTCGATGGGTTACCTCACTCAGGATGAAATCAGTGAAGTTCTTGCCGCGCTATCTGGGGACAACTTGAAAGTGGTCAAGCTCTGCCTGGCAACTGGGTCTCGATGGAGTGAAGCTGCTAATTTACGCCGCGAAGATGTGCTGGCAGGCCGGGTGACTTACATCAACACCAAGAACGGCAAGAATCGCACCGTGCCGATCTCTGACGAACTGTGTAAAGAAATTACGACTGGGGTTAACCGTGGCCCGCTGTTCCGTGACCTGGACTATTACCTGGTGCGTGATGTGCTTAAGACGGTGGCGCCTGATTTACCCGCAGGGCAGGCGGTGCATGTCTTCCGTCATACTTTTGCATCACATTTTATGATGTCCGGTGGCAACATCCTCGCGCTGCAAAAAATCCTGGGGCATCACAATATCCAGCAAACGATGACCTATGCCCACTTTGCACCGGACTACCTCAGCGATGCGGTGCGCTTCAATCCTCTGGAAAATCCACTGCCAGCAGCCTGATGATGTGTCCACAAATTGCCCCAACTGGTGTCGCACTACGTGTTTTAGCGTCCTAGTTGGTGGTATGTAAGTAATTGATGTGCATATAACTCATTGTTTTCATTGCCCATAATAAGGCGGCTTCGGCCTCCTTTTTTATTGCCGGGGGCAATTCGAACACCCTGTATGTGTGCGAATTTTTATGCTGAGTTTTAAGTTATTTGCAGAGTGAAATGTGTAATGCTTCACATTTTGTCGCACTTTATACAAAGGCGGGCATAATGGCGTGCAAAAAGGGGATGTGGCTCAACATTAGTTGAATACATTGGGCGTAAAGTCAACTTTGGTTGACTATGCTGGGCTGACCCGGATGGCGTATGCCATGGTCGCTGCCACCACCAGGGGGCGAAGGTTAATCCGCGTTCTGGCCAGGCAGGCCAAGAGATCACCTGACATCAGCAACCATACTCTTTATCAGGCTCGCCGCATGGCGGTGGCCACGAACAATCGAGATTGCCCCGCGGGCACCACGAAGATGAGACATACAGCAATGAACGCACAATGGACCGACTTTATTACCCTGCTCAAGCGTGAAGTGGTGCCGGCTCTGGGCTGCACCGAACCCATGTCGGTGGCGCTGGCAGCTGCCAACTGCCGCAAGCTGCTGGGGCAGGTGCCGACCCGCGTCAACGTCTGGGTCAGCGGCAACCTGTTCAAGAACGGCATGGGGGTCGGGGTACCCGGTACCGGCATGATAGGCCTGCCTGTCGCGGCGGCCGTCGGCATCACGGGTGGTAATCCGGATGCCGGACTGGAGGTGCTCAAGGGTCTCACCACCGAGCAGGTCGAGGCGGCCAAGGGGCTGCTGCCGACCATCAAGGTGGATGTGAAGGATGTGCCTGACGTCCTCTACGCCGAGGTGCTGGCGGAAGTGGACGGCCACAGCGCCCGGGTGGTGATCTGCACCGATCACACCCGTATCATCCTGATGGAGAAGGATGGCGAGGTGCTGATGGCGCAAGATAGCGCCCCGGGCGTGCAGATCCAGCCCGCCAAGGCCGACAAGCCCACTATGAGCCTGCGCGAGATCGTCGACTTTGCCCTGCAGGTACCCCTTGCCGAGATCGACTTCATCCGCGAGGCGGCCTCGATGAACCAGGCCCTGGCGGACGAAGGGTTGCAGGGCTACGGCCTGCGCATTGGCAAGATCCTCACCGAGCAGGTGGAGCGCAAGCTGCTCTCCGACGATCTGATGACGCTGGCCATGCGCCTCTCTTCCGCCGCCTCCGATGCGCGGATGGATGGCGCCATGCTGCCCGCCATGTCCAACTCTGGCTCCGGCAACCAGGGCATCGCCGCCACCATGCCGGTGGTTGCCGCCGCCCGCTTCCTCAAGGCGAGCGACGAGCAGCTCACCCGCGCCCTGGTGATGAGCCATCTGGTGGCCATCTACATCAAGACCTATCAGAACAAGCTGTCGGCCCTGTGCGCCGCCAGCACCGCCGCCATGGGGTCGGGGGCGGCCATCACCTGGCTGCTGGGCGGTCAGTTCGAGCAGATCAGCCACTGCATCAACAACATGATTGGCGATGTCTCCGGCATCATCTGTGACGGCGCCGGCAGCGCCTGTTCCATGAAGGTTTCCACTTCCACCTCGGCGGCAGTGAAGTCGTCGCTGATGGCCATCAACAACCTGCGCGTTCCCCAGAGCGAGGGGATCGTCTCTGACGACGTGGATCAGACCATCGCCAACCTGGGGCAGCTCTCCAGACAGGGGATGCTGGATACGGATATCGAAATCATCAACATCATGCGCGCCAAGCAGAAGTCATAA